TACAACGACCTTTATCGTTATATTCCATTAAATGGTGATGTTGCTGGTCTTTGTGTAAGAACAGATCAAACAAGAGATCCTTGGTTCTCTCCAGCTGGATTTAATCGTGGCCAGATTAAAAATATTATTAAACTACCATTCAATCCAAGAAAAGCAGAAAGAGATTTAATATATCCAAATGGTGTTAATCCAGTAGTTGCTTTCCCTGGTCAAAGCACTATTCTATTTGGTGATAGAACTCTACTAAATAAACCAAGTGCTTTTGATAGAATCAACGTTCGTAGATTGTTTATTGTACTTGAAAAAGCAATTTCTGTTGTTGCTAAATTCTCACTCTTCGAATTTAACGATGCATTTACTAGATCACAATTTAAGAATCTAATTGTGCCATACCTCAGAACTGTTCAAGGCCGTCGTGGTATTACAGATTTCTTAGTTGTGTGTGACGAAACAAACAACACTCCTGATGTTATTGATAGAAACGAATTTGTTGGAGACATTTATATCAAACCAGCTCGTTCTATCAACTTCATTCAGTTGAATTTCGTAGCAGTTGGAACTGGTGTACAATTCTCTGAAGTCGTCGGACGCTTCTAATATAAATACTAAATAGATACAAATACAGGAGTAAAAGATGCCTTTTAACATTAGTTCCTTTAAAGAAAACGGTCTGGTATATGGTGGTGCCAGACCATCCCTATTCTCTGTGACACTTAATGTGCCACAGGGAATTGGTATTGATAATGTTTCAGTAGACAAGTTTAGATTTATGTGTAGATCAGCTGAACTTCCACCATCAGCAGTAGCAGCAATTGACGTACCATATTTTGGAAGAAGAATTAAAATTGGTGGTGATAGAGCTTTTGGTGATTGGTCTGTTAATGTTATGAACGATGAAGACTTTGCTGTAAAAGCATTATTTGAAAAATGGTCAAATGCTATTAACAGAATGCAATCTAATGTTCGTGATCCAAATGTTTCTACCGAAGAATATAAACAAGACTTAATGTGCACCCAATATTCTAAAGATGGTATTAAAATTAGAGAATATAGAATTATTGGTGCGTTCCCAACAACAGTAGCTGGCATTGGATTAGACTGGGATGCTCAAAATACTGTTGAAACATTTGGTGTTACATTTGCATATGATTATTGGGTTCCAGAAATTGAAACTTCTGATAAGAAAGCTGGTGGTGTAAATGTTTACAGACCAGAATCAGAACTAGATGGTCCTTTAGGTCCAGAATAATATTTGAAATAACTTTATAAAAGGTAAACTATTTTATGGCAGAAAACCAATCTTTATTTGGATTTATTTTTAAACGCAAAGAGAAGGAAGAAAAGGTTCAATCCTTTGTTCCTAAAGGTGATGATACTGGTGCAACCACTATTTCTGCAGCATCTGGTGGTGCATATGGAACATATGTAGATTTAGATGGTACTGTTAGATCTGAAGCAGATCTAGTTACAAGATATCGTGATATGTCTCTTCATCCAGAATGTGATTCAGCAATTGATGAAGTTGTAAACGAATCTATTTCAATAGATGAAGAGACTATCGTTGATATTAATCTTGATGACTTACAAATTGATGATAAAATTAAAGATGTTATTAGACAAGAATTTTATGAATGTCTAAGAATTATAGAATTTAATAAGTATGCATATGATATATACAGAAGATGGTATGTAGATGGTAGATTATATTACCATGTTGTAGTTGATCCCGCAAATCCAAAAAATGGTATCAAAGAAATTAGATACATTGATCCTCGTAAAATGAGGAAAGTTCGTGAGATTACCAAAAAACCTATGACAAAACAAGGTGGTGATGGTGGTATCACAAAAGTTGTAAAAGAGTATTACATTTATAATGATAAAGGATTTAACTATGGTAACAAAACAGTTGGACCTACTACAACTGGTTTAAAAATATCAAAAGATGCTATTGTTCATACAGTATCTGGATTAACTGATACACAAGGAAAGATGGTTTTATCTCATTTACATAAAGCTATCAAAGCACTAAATCAGTTAAGAACATTAGAAGATGCTGTAGTTATCTATAGAATTTCAAGAGCACCTGAAAGAAGAATTTGGTATATTGATGTTGGTAATCTACCAAAGATGAAAGCAGAACAATATGTTCGTGAAATTATGGTTAAACATAAAAATAGATTAATATATGATGCTGCTTCTGGTGAAGTTAGAGATGATAGAAGATTTATGACTATGTTGGAAGATTATTGGCTTCCAAGAAGAGAAGGTGGTAGAGGAACTGAAGTTTCTACACTACCTCCAGGTCAAAATCTAGGGCAGATGGAAGATGTTTTATATTTTCAAAAGAGATTTTTACAGTCTCTAAACGTTCCATCTAATAGATTAAACAATGATACTCTTTTCTCTATGGGTAGAGCAACTGAAATTTCAAGAGACGAAGTTAAATTTAATAAGTTTATTGTTAGACTACGATCTAGATTTTCACATTTGTTTTATTCATTGCTCGAAAAACAACTTGTTCTAAAACAAGTTATGACAGTTGAAGAATGGGAACAAATTTCTTCTCTTATTAAATTTGATTTTTCTACTACAAGTTACTTCACTGAATTGAAAAAAGCAGAAATTGAACAAGCGAGACTTTCTCTTGCAAGAGATTTCCAAGATATGGCTGGTAAATACTATTCACACAACTGGGTTCGTAGGAATGTTCTACAACAAACTGATACTGATATTGGACAGATGGATGGTGAGATTGGTCAAGAAATTGAATCTCAAGATTCAAGATGGTTTAATCCAATTGTAGCACAAAATGAAGAACAGATGATGCAAATGCAACAACAACAAATGCAAGGAAGTGACCAACAAGAAGCTCCATCTGGTGGTGCTAGTGAACCAGAAGGTGGTGGAAGTAATGAAAATGCAGATAAATTAAGAAAAATACAACAAGCACAGCGTGATATTGATATGCTAGAAAAGAAAAAAGGAAATAGAACTCCTCAAGAAGAGACTAGATATAGATCTTTATTACAAGTTGTAGCTAAAAACAGAGGGTTCATGAAACAAATGGGGATAGCAGTATAATGGAAAATACCACATCAGCAGTAGATTTAATTAGAGCGGCAACAGAAGAAAAACCTGGAGATTTTGAAGCATCTTTTAATAGTATTATGCTTGATAAACTAAGAGATGCTGTCAGGGAAAGAAAAATTGAAGTTGCTAAAAATATGTATAACTATAAACCCATTGAAGAACCAGAAGATAACGAGGTAGAAGATGTCTAAGCACCTAAGAGATATTGTAGCAAGACTACCTGATACAACACCAAAAAATTACGATAGTCTATATGGCAAGAGAAAAGTTGAAAAGGTTACTCTTGGACAAAATGATGACTATTACATTGGTAGTGATGATAAAGGTGCTAAAAAATTCGTTGCTAAACACGAAGTAGAAGTTCACGATTATCCAGTTCAAAATGATGGTGATGTTCCATTCAAAGCAGTAAATATTAAACCAGTTCTCGCATCAGATGTTGCGAAACAACACGGATATCAAGGATATCCTGCTGGCGAGGACAGGAAAGTTTATGAAGAAGTAGAACAACTTGATGAAAAATCTGTAAGTGAAAATCAACAAAAACTAATGGCAATGGCTCTTATGTATAAAAGAGGCAAAATGAAAAATGCTTCTCATGCTGTTGTTAAGTTAGCAAAATCTATGACTGAAAAACAACTTGAAGATTTTGCGAAAACAAAACATAAAGGATTGCCTGAAAAGGTTGATAAAAAAAAAGAATAAATAATAGTAATATATACTACTATGATAAGAGTGATGCAGTTAGCACAGCAAGTCCAACTGTAAATACAACAGAACCATATCAAGGAATATTAAGGGTGTAAAATGATTTTAAAAGTATTAGGACCTGAAATATCTATAGGAACAGCAAACACGGTTGCTAATTCTAATTTAGTTAGAGTCATTAACACTGGTGCAGCCGCTGTTCTTAATGTAGGTAGTGTTGGGAATGTAACGGTAACTAACACAGAAGCAGTTATTGTAGAAAAAGAACCCACAGAAACTTTAACAGGAACTGGTATGGTAGCAGCTCCAATAGCTTTTAGGTACTAAGATGAAACTAATCAAAGAACTAACAGAAGAAGTAGAATATATCACAGAAGCAGATGAAGCTTCTGGTAAAAAGAATAATTACATTCGTGGTGTATTCTTAGTCGGCGAACAAAAAAATAAAAACGGCAGAATATATCCTATCTCTACTCTTGAAAAAGAAGCAGAAAGATATTGTAAAGAGATAGTAGAACAAAAAAGAGCATATGGTGAGCTTGGACATCCAAAAGGTCCACAAATTAATCTTGATAGAGTTTCACATATTATCACTGAGTTAAAAAGAGATGGTAACAACTATATTGGTAAAGCAAGACTAACAGAAACACCAATGGGTGAAATTGCTAAAGGTCTTTTAAATTCAGGTGCAAGTCTTGGTGTATCTTGTAGAGGTATGGGTAGAGTTGAACCCTGTAAAAAAACAGGTGTTATGGTTGTACAAGATGATTACAAAATTGCTACAGCTGCTGATATTGTCGCTGATCCTTCTGCTCCAGGAGCATTTGTTCAAGGTATTATGGAAAATGTAGAATGGATTTATGATCCAGTTAGTGACAGTTGGCTAGAAGAAAAATTGAATAATACTAAAAAATCAATTCGTAGTATGTCAATGTCACAAATTGAAGAGAGTAAACTATCAATCTTTGAAGATTATATTTCCTCTTTATCATTAAAAAGATAAATTTTATAAATAGATATAAATGCTCAAAGGAGAAACAAATATGTCTCAAGAAGAAATCTTATATGAAAAGTATGAAATGGATTCCCCAGATTCTGGTAACGAAACCATTGCTGCTAAATCTATTAAAGCAAAAGGTCAAGTTACAGACACTCAAATGGCAGATTCCAAATCATCAATGATGAATGGTATGATGTCAGCAATGGCAGCTATGCCAAAAGAACAAGTTGCAAATATGTTTGATCAGGTTATGGCTCAGTTTGGTCACTGGGCAGATAACATTCCTGATGATGCAGCTGCTAAAAATGCATCTACTATTGCAGCCAAACCATCTGCAGCATCTGGTTCTATGAAAGAAGATGTTGCCGAAATGTTCGCTGGCGAAGAATTATCAGAAGAATTTAAAGAAAAAGCTACTGTTCTTTTTGAAGCTGCTGTAAACGCTAAAGTTACAACTGTAACTCAAGAGCTAGAAGAGCAGTTTGAAGAAGCACTAAACGAAGAATTTTCATACTTCACTGAAGAAGTCACTGATAAGTTAGATAACTACTTAAACTATGTTGTAGAAAACTGGATGGCAGAAAATGAAGTTGCCATTGAATCTACATTGAAGAATGAAGTAAATGAAGAATTTATTCAAGGTCTAAAAGGACTATTTGAACAAAATTATATTGAAATGCCAGAGGACAAAGTTGACATTGTAGAAGAACTAGCTGAAAAAGTTGAACACCTCGAAAACAGACTCAATGATTCTATTAATGAAAACTCAGAATTGAAGAATGTTCTTTCTGAATCTGTAAAAAAACAGGTAATTGACGATGTTTCATCAGATTTAACTCTAATGCAACAAGATAAATTTTTATCATTCGCTGAGGGAATTGAATTTGATGGTGATGTTGATGAGTATGGTAAAAAATTAGAAATCATTAAAGAAAATTATTTCGGTACTCAGAAACAACAAGTTTCTTCTAATCTTGAAGAAGAAGTTTTTGAAGAAGAAACAGAGTTAAATGAATCTTATGTTCATCCATCAATGCAGAAATACGTTAATGCATTACAAAGAACAGTCAAAAATTAATATATTATAAATAGTCTAAAATACATCTTATAGAAAGGAATAACAATGTATTTATCCGAGGATATTCAAAATAAGTGGGCTCCAGTCCTAGACTGCGACTCAGTTGGTGCGATTAAAGATACTCATCGTCGTTCTGTTACTGCTCTAGTTCTAGAAAATACTGAAAAAGCACTAAGAGAAGATGCAGCACACGGTAGTTATCAAACTCTAACAGAAGCTAACCCAGCTGCTACAAACATTATGGGTGCTTCTTCTTCAACAGCAGCAGACGGTGCTGTTGATATCTTTGATCCAGTTCTTATTTCACTTGTTCGTCGTTCAATGCCAAACCTAGTTGCATACGACATTTGTGGTGTCCAGCCAATGACTGGTCCAACTGGTCTTATTTTTGCAATGCGTTCACGCTATGCTAACCAAGCTGGTGATGAAACCTTCTTCAACGAAGTTAATACTGCATTTTCTTCTGTTGTTTCTGGTGCTAATACTTTTGGCCAGCAGCATGTAGAAAACTCAGGTATTCCTGGTGCTTCTAACACTTCTCCGCTAACTGCTGTTAATACATACAACACTGGTTCTGGTATGTCAACAGCACAAGCTGAAACTCTTGGTACTGATGGTAATACAGCATTCCCAGAAATGGCTTTCTCTATTGAGAAGTTAACTGTTACTGCTAAAACCCGTGCTTTAAAAGCAGAATACTCTATGGAACTAGCACAAGACCTAAAGGCAATCCACGGTCTTGATGCTGAAACTGAACTCAGCAACATTCTTTCTTCTGAAATTCTTGCTGAAATCAACCGTGAAGTTATTCGTACAATCAACATCACTGCTGAAACTGGTGCTGACCTAAACACTACTACTTCTGGTGTTTTTGATCTAGACACAGATTCAAACGGTCGTTGGTCAGTTGAAAAATTCAAGGGTCTTATGTTCCAACTCGAAAGAGAAGCGAACAGAATCGCAAGAGAGACTCGTAGAGGGAAAGGCAACATGGTGCTTTGTTCATCAGATGTTGCTTCAGCTCTACAAATGGCCGGTGTTCTTGACTATGCACCAGCACTAAATTCAAATAACCTAGAAGTTGATGACACAGGCAACACTTTTGCTGGTGTTCTTAATGGTCGTCTAAAAGTTTACATCGATCCATATGCTGTCGGTGGTAACTATATGACGGTTGGTTATAAGGGTTCATCAGCATTTGATGCTGGTCTGTTCTACTGTCCATATGTTCCTCTACAGATGGTCAGAGCAGTTGATCCTCTCTCCTTCCAGCCAAAGGTAGGGTTCAAAACTCGTTACGGTATGATTGCAAACCCATTCGCAAAAGGTCTAACACCATTTACTGATGATGGTCTTGCAATTAACTCTAACAAGTACTACAGAAAAGTTATTGTTAATAACCTAATGTAATACTGCTTGGGGAAGAGAAATCTTCCCCTATTTTATTCCCAATAAAAAAAATAATAAATAACACGGGAATACACTAAGGGAGTTTTATACTCCCTTTTTTTTATATCATAAATATACCATAAGGAGAATGGTATGTCAGCAGTAGATAATACACCAGAAAATAAAAACTTTTTATCCCCTCTTAATTTTAGATTTCAAATTAAGAAGGCACCCCATGTTAATTTCTTTGTTCAATCTGTAAATATACCCGCCATTTCTCTTCCACAAGTAGACACTCCCAATCCATTTGTAAGAATTCCACAAACTGGTGATCATATATCATTTGAACCTTTACAAATAAGTTTTAAGGTCGATGAAGACTTACAAAATTACCTAGAGATACACAATTGGATATTGGGTTTAGGTTTTCCAGAATCATACGACCAATATAAAGAATTATCAGATGTCCCTAGAATAACAGGCGAAGGTCTGTTGTCTGACATTACTGTATTAGTTTTATCCAGTACAAAAATAGCAAACTATGAAGTAACTTTTGTAGATGCACATCCCGTAGCTTTAACAGAATTAAATTTTAATTCAACAGACAGTTCTGTAAACTATATAAGTAGTAGTGCAACTTTCAAATATACCCATTATAAAATTCAAAATATATAAGGATTGTTATGAACATTGATGAGATTATGTCTGAGTGGAAAACTGACTCAGAAATAGATGTGACTGAGCTTGCCGATGAGTCTATAAAGATAGCAAAATTACATCAAAAATACTATGAATATTTGATAAAGGAAAAGTTATTATTTAAAAAAAATGAATCAGATCTTAAACTATTAAGGTTAGAAAAATACGAATTTTATACACAAGGACACAATGAAGAGACATTGAAAAAAGGATGGGAGCTTCCATCCAAAGGTATGGTTATAAAATCTGAAATACCTATGTATCTTGAAGGCGATAAAGATATTATCAATCTAAATCTAAAGATAAGTTATCAACAAGAGAAAATAGACCTTCTACAATCCATTATAAAATCTCTGAATAACAGAGGATACAATATCAAATCTGCTATTGATTGGATCAAATTTACATCAGGTGCATAATGGAAATTATAAAATTAGAAAAAGTGAACGAGGTTTACAATAAAGTTATATGTGAACCTGGTGTAGGGTATGAAATAAAAGATTACTTTACTTTTAAAGTTCCAAACTATCAATTTATGCCTGCTTATAAAAATAAACTTTGGGATGGAAATATTTATCTTTTTAATCCAATGAACTGTTTATTATATGGCGGATTAACAGAACAATTAGAAATATTTTGCAAAAGTAGAGATTATAAATTAGAATTATTATCTGATTTTAGTTCTGATAATATGTCTGTAAAAGAGACTCTTGATTTTGTTAAAAGTTTAAATTTACCATTTCAACCAAGAGAATATCAATTAGATGCATTTGTAAGATGTGTAAGATCTAGAAGAAAAATGTTATTATCTCCGACAGGAAGTGGAAAAAGTTTGATTATTTATTTACTCTCAAGATTTTATAACTTGAGAACATTAATAATTGTCCCTACTACTTCTCTTATTCATCAAATGGCATCAGATTTTCTTAGTTATGGTTACAGCGATCCAGACAATATTCACAAAATCTACCAAGGCCAAGATAAAAATATGAAATCACAGTTTGTGATTTCAACTTGGCAATCAATCTTCAAACAATCAAAAGACTGGTTCAACCAATTCGATGTCGTAATTGGTGACGAAGCACATTTGTTTAAATCCAAATCTCTTACTTCTATAATGACAAAGTTAGAAACCTGTAAGTATAGATTTGGATTCACCGGAACCCTTGACGGATCTGAAACACATCAACTTGTGCTAGAAGGATTGTTTGGACCTGTAAAGAAAATAATCACAACATCAGAGCTTATAGAACAAAAACACTTATCAAATTTTATGATTAAATGTATCTCTTTACAATATCCTGACGATATTAAAAAAGAATGTTCTAAGTATTCGTTTCAACAAGAAATGGATTTTCTTGTATCCAATCAAGAAAGAAACAAGTTTATTACTAATTTATCTTTATCATTAAAAGGTAATACTTTATTATTATTTCAGTATGTTGACAAACATGGAAAAGTGTTGTATGATATGATTTCTAATGAACATAGTGATAAAGATATTTATTTTTTTTATTGGGGGTATTGATGGTAATGAAAGAGAAAAGATTCGTAATATAGTTGAAAAGAATAATAATTCTATTATTCTTGCTTTTGGTGATATAAAAATATCTTGTCTTCCATATGAAAAAATACCTTTGACAAATGGAACTTTTAAAATAGCAAAAGAAATAACAGTAGACGATGATATTAATGACAGTTGGATACTAAATAGAAAATAAAGTATTCAACAGGAGTTAATATGAAATACTATACAATATATAAAATAACAAACAACATAAATGGAAAATATTATATAGGAAAACATATAACAGAAAATTTGAATGATAGTTATATGGGATCTGGAAAATTAATAAAAAAAGCAATAGAGAAATATGGTATAGAAAATTTTACAAAAACAATTTTATATTGTTGTAATAATGAAAAAGAAATGAATTTAATGGAAAATTCAT